TGAGTATGTTAAATTTTGTATTGTCCAGATACAAAAGAGCCCCTCGTATCGGTAGTTTTTCTGCTTATTTACCGACCCGAGGGGCTATTCGGAGGGGATTTTTACATGTTCCTCTCGTACACTTTCAACTCATCGTTCAGTGCATCTGGGAACATTTTGAAGAGCATATCAAAGTCACGTCTGTCAAGTTCGTTATGCTTCATATAAAAACTGATAACTGCTTCGTCAACTGCGATTTTCTTCTCTTTCTCTTTTTCGAGTTTCTTTGTCTTTGTGAAGAGGAATTGTGGCTTGGACTTATAGCGTCTCTTCATGACCTCTCTCCAAAAGTCTACCACACGAGCATAGTTGATCTGTTGAAGATTCATTCGTGAAGTTTCATCGATGTACATGATCGACATGAATCTCTGAATCATAAAGTAGTGAGTTCTCTTATCAGATTCAGAAATCTTCTCCCATTTTCCATCATCCCACATCGAATCGATGAGATCGAAGAGCTTTACTGCCATACGTCGTCTTGGTCTATAAACTGATCAAACGTTCTATTGTTCTGTGTCTTCATCAGTTCTCCTATAACGTACAACTCAAGCGCATCATAATAAGTGTCGTCATAACTCTTATATGAGAGTTCGACATATCTGCGATTGATACCGATGTTTTCCGAAATCTTCTCGGTATCCGCATAATCTGGAGATTTTTGAACCTCGTCGATTATGTGCTTTGGAAGATCGACATCTTCGAAGACATCTTCAACATTCATCTCACCATTTACAACCTTCTCTTCATAGTACTTCTCGAAGACCTTCGATGCACGGAGATCAGTGAACGATACCTCAGATTTTCCCTTGAGGTATTTGTAAACAGAAGGGATGTTGTCTGATTTATCCCCCGACAAGACCTTTACAAACAGAGCCTTCTCTGGGATGATCTTCTCGGATCTCTGCTCGATGATCGTTCTGTTATTGTCTTCGATGACATTCTCAGAGATACCTAAGAAATCATCAAGCGTGGAGATTTCCTTCTTCTTTGTCCTTTCGTCGATATAGTGCATCATCTTCGACGAGTCCATATTGAACATTGCAATGAAGTTCGTTCCATTGAACTTCACGAGCTGTTTCATATCGGAATCCGCTGTACAGATGATCACTGATTCATCGGATTTGAAGATTAGATTCGATGAAACATAGATGAGATCATCACCTTCTGCATGAGGATAGGAGAGAACACAATAACCATTGTCCGTGAGGAATCGTTTGAATTCTGAGATGAACTTTCCAAAACCTTGACGATCAAATCTTGGTGTTGATGTCTTTCGATTTGCCTTATAATCATCTCCACGATCAAGTCCATATCGCCACGATTTCTCCGTAGAATCGAAGCAGAATACAAAGTTTGTCACCCTGCTATACTTCTTGATGACGAAGTTTATCGATTGGAGGACAGCTTGACGGAGATCATCTCTGTCCTCTTGTGTGGACAAGAAAATCTCGGAAGGGGATATTGCGAACGCTGTCCTATTCGCAATATAGTTCATATCAAAAACTATCTGCATTATTCAGCTATTTTGTAGTTATAAACTGGCTTTAAGACACCTTCCACCTTTACAGTTTCTGCAAGCCATGGAAGAATATCTTCAAGTTTCTTATAAGCAGAAGGTGATTCATCTATCACATCTTCGGAAAGTGACCACGTGTTTACACCTTCCATAGATTCCCGAAGTTCTTCGAGAGTAAACTTTTTCTTTGCTTCTGTCCTTGACATCACACGACCTGCTCCATGCGGTGCAGAATAGTTCCAATCTGGATTTCCAAGTCCACGTCCAATAATGATGCCGTCACGCATGTTGATAGGAATGACCACACGTTGATCCTTGTATGCGGAACATGCACCCTTTCGGATAATTCCGTGGTCATCGATGTAGTTATGAACACAATGTTCGATCTGTGAACTTTCGATCTCCAGACCGAGATGTTCACCGATGGACATTGCGATATACATGCGACTGAGAATAGCGAATTCGACAGCAACGCCCATGTCGTGGAGATAGTCATAAAGCAATGATTCATCGAGAATATCTGTTGATTGCTGGCTTGCTCGTATCTCCTTTACACGTTCCTCGATCTTCGCATGAAGACCATTCTTTTTCATTTCCGCAATCATCTCCTTGATCTTCTCTGATTTCGACTTCTTGATCACTTCAGTGTTCTTGGACACGTAGTACTTGTAGACATAACTACCAAGACGACGAGATCCGCTATGAATGACGAGATAAAGATCACCTGTTTCTGACTTTCCGATCTCTATGAAGTGATTACCACCTCCAAGAGTACCAAGAGTATTGGTGATCTTCTGAAACTCATCTTGATCCACACCGCATCGCAACGAAGATATCGTCACATTGCTCATCTTCATGAAATCGTATAGAAATCCACCAAATGGTGTGTTAGACTGTGTACCCTTCTTTGCGACTAAATCAACAAAGTCGTTCAGATCCTTGTAATCGATATCGTCGATCTTTCCAAGTTTTACTATTGTCATCCCACAGCCTATGTCATTTCCGACAAGATGAGGATTTACCTTTCCTTGAGATGTTGTAGATGTGAAACCAATAACACATCCTCGACCTGCATGAACATCTGGCATGATCCTCACACTTTCTGCGGAATATGGCTCTGCGGAGATTATCGAATCTATCTGCTTCTTTGTAGTTTCATCAATGACAGATGCGAAAATCTTGATATTTGCTTCCATTTTTCGAATTCTTGTTAATGATTGAGGGGGTTATCCGTCTTTCTTATTCGTTCAGATAACCCCCTCAAAAGATGACTTATTACTTGTGAATGACTACTACTTGTCGTCTTCGTGGGCGTTACCTTCTGATGATTCGATATGATAAGTTCTCGATCTCAGTAGATCACCATCATTGTTGTATTCATGGGTCTTGCGTTCCATGCTTGCGTAGTCATATTCTGACAGTTCCACGACGTTACCGTTCTTGCCATGCTTCTTCGACTTGATAACACGACCTTCTTCGTCGTACATTTCCCAGATGCCGATGGGGTTGTTCTTCTTGTCAGTGTTGCCACGTACTTTCAGCTTCCCACTCACATAGCGTTCTGTGTGAACGTTGTCGATGAAGAACTCTACTGCCACACCTTCCACGATATGACCGTATTGTTCGAGCTTGCCTTGTTCGTTGTAGACTTCGAAGATCTTCTCGGTGTCCGAGAGATAGTTGATCCATTCATCCTTCTTCCCATTTTCGTGATAAGTTGTCCATTCACCAGATTTCTTACCATTCGTGTAAGATCCACTCTTATAGACCTTTCCGTTTTCGTAGTATTCGGTGTATTCACCACAGAGAGAGCCGTCGACGTAGTTCGAGACACGCTTTACCTTGCCATTTTCGAAGTATTCGATTCGCTTGACCATCTGGTAGTTTTCGAAGAATGATTCCGACTTGATTGTGTCGAGTTCACCATTTTCGTAGTATCTCGTGACGACCCCCGAGGGAATCTGACGTTCAAGGATTGCTTCTGATTCGAGTTCACGCTTGATGATCTCCTTCACTCTGTTTCGCATTCTGAAGACACGAGATTTTACTGCACCACTCGTTTCAAATCCGTATTTGTCACGGATTTGTTCATGGGTGAGATCATGGAAAAGGAAGTCGATAAGGACTTCAGAGTTGGGACACTTTTCGAAGAGTTCACGACAACGCTGGATCATTCGCTTGTTCTTTGCATCTTCTGGATCTTCGTCGGGGTTGAAGATGTCTTCTGCGCTGACGATTTCGATTTCCTCATCGTCTTCCTTGACGGTGTTGCGCTTGTGTGCGATGTCGATCATTTCCTCATCATCAGTGTCCGTGTTTGACGTGAGCTTTGACATAGGAATGACAATGTTGGTCTGCATTCTGTTGAATCTCATAAGTGAGAGATTCTTAGCAGAGACTGCGATATAACCACTGATGGGCTTATCATCAGAGAACCATTCGTTATCTTCTGACTTCGAAAAGTCACGACTTTCGAGTTCATAGATCTCTTGATAGGTCAGACCGTCGTATGATTCCATCTTGCGAGCATATGCTTCAGCATCCTTCGTTTCGAGTTCACGGATCTTTGCTTGGAGCGTCGAGATTTCTGCCTTGAATTCCTCGATTTCGGAGAGTTCCTTTGAGAATGACTTCGTTGCCTTGAAGTCGGACATTGTCACCTTCTGCTCACGGTTTTCGATCAGTCTTTCGATCTCACGGATCTTCTTTTGGATGTCTGCGACTTCCTTGTTTCGTACGTACTTTCGACGAGTTCTGAACATCTCGAACATGTCGATGACGACATTGTGAGATTCATCCTCATCGTGGAGGATAAGGAGCGATTGTTCCATTGCCTGTGGGTAGAAGATTGAGAAGAACTCGGAGAAGATTGAGTTGTCCTTGTCCCCAGTCATGAACAGTCTTCCGACGGACTGTTCACGTACCCACTTTTGCATAGTGAACTTCTTGCGGTATGCAGGAGAAAGTGCATTGTAGAGCTTGCATTCCATGTCCTCTACGATATGACGACGAACTTTGATGATGAAAGCTCTGTTGATTTCCTTGCGTGATCCTTCGGGGGTGATGTAAGTTGCCA